GTTCAAGTAGGATACGAAGGAAAACAAGAAAACCTTGGTGGTAAAACAAGAGAGTCAGAACTAAGTGAGGTAATGCAGTCAGTAAGAATGCCTTTGTTTTGTCCTAAGTGTGATAAGGCAATGAAGAAAAAACTTGATGATAAGTTTTGGAGAACACAAGGACATTGTTTTGATTGTCAAGTAGATATAGAAAACAAACTAAGAATCAAAGGTGAATTTGATAATTGGGCACAATTAAAAATGTTGAATAATCAGAAAGCATATTTAAAAGATTTGGAACAAAGTATTGATGAATTTGAGACAACAGGTGGTAAGAAGGAATGGTTAAATAATGTTGGTGTAAATACACCAGAATTAGAAGCTGAAAAGTGGGAAATGGGTGAAAAGGAATTTGAAAACCAAATAACTGAAGCCAGAAAATTTATACAAGATGCAAAAGATAAAGTAGAAGAATTTGAAAAACAAATACAAGGAGACAAATAATGATTGGTAAAATAATCGGATTCATAACAAATCTATTTTTTGGTGGAAAGAAAAAAGAAGAAGTCAAAAAATTAGATAAGGCAATTAAAGTTAAAAACGAAGAGGTCAAAGACCTTGAGAAAAAAGTAGAAGTACTTGAATCTAAAAAAAGAGTAAACAAAAAAGAAGTAGCTACTCTTAAAAGAAAAGTAACTAATACTAAAAAACAAATTTTAAAGGCCGAAGAAGCAGTCAAAACAGACGATGTTGATGAAGCAGTAAAATTTTTGAAGAAATTTAGTAAGTAATATATATTTATATATACATGAAATATTTTATTTACATATTATTTTTTGGTTTATTGTTTGGGCAAGATTCAAAAACTTACACCTTTTCAGAAGAGGAAGTTCTTGGGTTCACTAATAAAATCAAAGAATTAGAGTTAAAAGATAGTTTGAATGTATCTTTAGTATTGGACTTAGAAAAACAAATCCAATTATTAGAAGACAATTCAAAATCTGATTCTCTGATTATTGATTTCAGAACACAACAACTTCAATTACAAAAAGAAACTATTAATTTGTATAAAGAGAAGGTTAAGGTAGTGAAACCTAAGTGGCACGAAAACAAATGGTTATGGTTTGTTTATGGTGTTGCTGCGACTTCGGTTTCTGTTAAACTTGCAGGCGAACTAAACTAATGGCAGAACAACTTAAACAAGTAATTAAACAAGAATATATTAAGTCTGCAAAAGACCCAGCATATTTTTTGAGAAAGTATTGTGTGATACAACATCCAATCAAAGGTAAAGTACCTTTTGATTTGTATGATTTTCAAGAAAAGACAATAGAAGAGTTTGAGAGTAATCGTATGAATGTTATTTTAAAGGCTCGTCAGTTGGGTATATCCACATTAACTGCAGGTTATGCATTGTGGATGATGACATTTCATCAAGATAAAAATATATTGGTAATTGCAACTAAACAAGATGTTGCAAAGAATTTAGTTACTAAGGTTCGTGTGATGCACGCAAACTTACCAAGTTGGTTGAAACAAAGATGTGTTGAGGATAACAAATTATCATTACGATATGTCAATGGTTCACAAGTTAAGGCAGTATCATCAGGACCTGAAGCTGCTCGTTCAGAAGCTCTATCATTATTAATATTGGATGAGGCAGCATTTATTGACAAGATTGATGATATATGGACTGCATCTCAAGCTACTTTGACAACTGGTGGTCAATGTATTGCATTATCAACACCAAATGGTGTAGGTAATTGGTTTCACAAAACTTGGGTAGAGGCCGAAGAAGGACGAGGTATGTTTAACTTTATCAAACTTCATTGGTCAGTACATCCAGATAGAGATGAAACTTGGAGAAAGGAACAAGATATTTTATTAGGGCCAAGTGGTGCAGCACAAGAATGTGATTGTGACTTCTTGACATCAGGTACTGGTGTAATTGACCCAATATTATTAGAAAATTTAAGAAAAAAATCTTGTAATGACCCATTAGAAAAACGAGGGATTGATAGTAATTGTTGGATATGGGAACCACCAGACTATACAAAAAACTATGTGGTATGTGCCGATGTTAGTAGAGGAGATGGAACAGACTATTCTGCATTTCATATAATTGAAGTTGAATCATTAGAACAAGTTGCAGAGTACAAAGGTAGAATAAATACCAAAGATTTTGGGAACATGTTAGTTAGTATTTCAACAGAATATAACGATGCCTTACTAATTATAGAAAACAATAATATTGGTTGGGCAACAATCCAACAAGTGATAGATAGGGATTATCCTAATCTATTTTATACAAGTAAAGATTTAAAATATGTAGATGTTCAACATCAATTAACAAATAAATTTAGAACATCCGAAAGAAATATGGTGGCTGGATTCAGTACTACAATGAAAACCAGACCATTAATTATTGCAAAACTTGAAGAGTACTTTAGAGATGAATCAGTTGTGGTTCGTTCTAATAGATTGATAGATGAGTTATTGACATTTGTATATGTTAATAACAGAGCCGAGGCAATGGCAGGATACAATGATGATTTGGTAATGTCATTTGCTATCGGATTATGGGTTCGTGATACTGCATTAAGATTACGAACTGAAGGTATTGAGTTAACAAAAAAAACCTTAACCGCGATGAACCAAGAAGGAGTTTACACACCAAACGATAATAACAATGGTGAGTGGGATTGGGACATAGGTAAGGATAAGAAAAAAGAGTCATTAGAGTGGCTCTTATAAGTGAGGTAAAAAATGGCAGATACAACATTATTTGGTAGATTAAGAAGATTATTTAGTACAAATGTAATCGTAAGAAATGTCGGTGGTAGAAAATTAAAAATCGCTGATACAGACCAAATACAAACACAAGTAAAATCACATTTAGTTGATAGGTATTCAAAACTACATTCCAACTTAGATTTAGTTGGTACAGGTTATTCAACCGTTCATCAAGTGATGGCTGCAAGATTAGCATTATTCAAAGATTATGAGTCAATGGATAGTGATAGTATTATATCAAGTGCATTAGACATATATTCAGACGAATCAACAATGAAATCTGAGTATGGTGATGTATTAAAGATACAATCTGATAACGAAAACATTAAAGAAATATTACATAATTTATTTTATGATATTATGAATATTGAATTTACATTATGGCCTTGGGTTCGTAATATGTGTAAGTATGGTGACTTTTATCTTTACTTAGATGTTAGTGAAAAATATGGTATTACAAATGTAATTCCACTTTCACCTTATGAAGTTGTAAGAGCAGAAGGAGAAGACCCAGAGAATCCTTACTATACTAAGTTCTACTTAGAAAGTATTGAAGGGGCACATCCTTATCTTGGTCAAAATAATCCACAGAGTCAAGGAAAAAGTATTGAGTTTGAAAATTTCCAAGTTGCTCACTTCAGATTAACCAACGATAGTAACTTCTTACCTTATGGTAAATCAATGATGGAAAGTGCTCGTAAGACTTGGAAACAATTAACTCTTATGGAAGATGCGATGTTGATTCACAGAATCATGAGAGCACCATCAAAAAGAGTTTATAAGATTGACATTGGTAACATACCACCAAATGAAGTTGATAATTACATGCAAAGAATCATCAATAAGATGAAGAAAACACCTTTCCTTGATGAGAATACAGGTGAGTATAATTTAAAATACAACATACAAAACTTAACAGAAGACTTTTTCTTACCAGTTCGTGGTGGAGATAGTGGAACTGAAATCAATGAGTTAGGTGGATTGGACTATGATTCAACCGATGATATTGAATATTTAAAAAATAAAATGTTGGCGTCACTAAGAGTTCCAAAGGCATTCTTAGGGTTTGATGAAAATGTCGGTGGTAAAGCGACACTTGCAGCAGAAGATGTAAGATTTGCAAGAACTATTGAAAGAATTCAAAGAATTGTTATTTCAGAGTTAACAAAAATAGCAGTAGTACATTTGTACTCACAAGGATATACAGATGAAGAATTGGTCAATTTTGATTTAGAACTAACCAATCCATCAACTATGTATGACCAAGAAAAGGTAGAATTGTGGAGTTCAAAAGTATCATTGGCTCGTGATATGGTAAGTGACAAAATCTTACCTACAGAATGGGTTTATGATAATATATTTAATTTCTCTGATGAGGAAAAGGATATAGTCAGAAAACAAATTATTGATGACCAAAAAGATAAGTTCAGACATGAACAAATTGAACAAGAAGGTAATGACCCTAAAGAGAGTGGAGAATCAGTTGGAACACCAAGTGACATGCAGTCAGGTGGTGGATTTGATGAAGATAGTTCATCTGGTTCTGTATTTAATGATGAGGGTGGTTCACCTGAAGGTGGGTTTGAAGGTGCTGGAAGACCTAAAGAAGCCAATAAATATGGTAAAGAGAGTGGTGCGAGAGGTCGTAACCCATTAGGTAGAGAAGACTTGAAACCAAGAAATAAAAAAAGTAAGTTCACATCACCACTGGCATTAGCACATTATGATGCGTTAAAGAAGTCCATGGGTAGTAGGGCGACAGAATTAATCTCAGAAGAAAAGAAAATTGATGAGGTCAGTAAAGAATACAATGAATATAAAGAGGATAAAACTAAAAAATAGTGTAGATTAAATACACATTTCTTGAAAGTTTTATATTTATTAGAGTAGTATAAAAGGATATTGGAGCAAATATGTCTATTTCAAATGTTAAACATAACAAAATAAAAAACACGGCAATTCTATATGAATTATTGAGTCGTCAAATCACGGTTGATGTGTTAAATGACACAAAAAATTCACCAGCCGTCAAGATATTTAAAGAATTTTTTAATAAAAATACAGAATTAGGTAAAGAATACGAACTTTATCGTATTATAACTGAGAAAAAGTATTCACAAGAATCTCATGCAGTTAAATTACTTGAGGCTGTTATATCAAGTCGTCAACGATTATCAAATCGTAGATTAAACAACGAAAAGTATAATTTAATTAAAACAATTAAAGAAAACTATAATGTAAAAGACTTCTTCAATACAAGATTACCAAATTTCAAAGTATTTGCTTCAATATATAAAGTGTTTGGTATATCTGAGAATCCAAATCCTATTGAAACTACAGATAGTACAATTACATTGGTAGAACATATCACTTCAAAACCTAAAAATGATAAAAGTAAGTCTAAAGTAATGGAAAACTTATCAGAACAAGATAAAGACCTAAGATTGTTGACTTATCAATTGTTAGTAGATAAATTTAATTCTAAATATAAATCTTTAAACGAAAGTCAAAAAGATTTACTAAAAGAGTATATTAATAATCTATCTAATACTAATTCATTGAATGAGTTTGTTAATAGTGAAATTGTTAAAATTAAATCAACTCTAAAAAAATATGTAGTTAAAGTGGATGATGATATTACTCGTATTAAGTTAGAAGAGGCCATCAATCATATTGACACATTGGTTCCATCAAAAGTAGTTAAAGATAAAAATATAATCTCACTAATGAGATATTATGAGTTAATTAAGGAATTAAAAGATGTCACTATCAGAAAAACAACTTAAAGAACTTCTCAAAAAAATAATTCGTAAAGAACTTCAAGAAAGAGAAATTGAAGAAGTATCAACTTCTGCGGCAACACCTGGATATATGACACCAAGAGCATTTAGTGGTAAAGGTTCAGTAGATGGTGTTCCATTGGATAGAAGAGATTCAGTTGCAAGTGGTAGTGGATATTCCAAAGTAAATGAAGATAAAGACATAGGTCATCAAGATGATGAACCAAACATGTTAAGGTCAACTACTTTAGAGTTAATGGAATATAGTAAAAAACTTCATGATGCATTAGAAAAATATGATGATTCATCTGAAGAAATAGATTTTCCTAATTGGTGGCAATCAAAACTAATCATATCAAAAGAATATTTACAAAAGGCATATCATTATTTAGATTCAGAAGAAAAGTTAAGTAATGAAGTCCAAACTGAACAGATTAATGAAGTAATGTTTGCAGTTAAAGTTGAGAAAGATGGTCAAACTATACAAACTATTGTTAATGCATCATCTAAATCACAGGCAAAAGCTAGAATTGCAAAAATACTTAAAGGTGGAATGAAGGCAGTTAAAGATGTTCAAAGAGTACAACCAACTCTTGGTAAACAAATTGATAAAAAAATTGAAGGATTTAAAAGTGATGCACAGAGAAGAGCTGCATTCGCAAGTGGTTATGAAGAAAAAGGTAAAAAGAAAAAGAAAGAGGGTGTAAATGAAGGTCGTTATCACACATGGAGAAACGATGAAACATTATCACCAAAACAAAAGATTGGTCGTTCAATGAGAGAAGTTAAAAACGCATTGAACTCATTATCCAAACAAATAGATTTTAATGTTCGTTTAAAGAATGAACTAAATGTAGATTCAAGTTCTTATTGGAAAACAACTCATAAGGCATTGAACTCAATATCAGAAAGATTGGTCAAGTTGGCTAATAAAGTTGGAAAATTACAATGATTAAACTATCAAGTATATTATTAGAAAAAGAAGACGATGGATATGTATCAATCGGTTTTGGTCGTTTCAAGAAGAAAGGTCAAGAAGATAAAGATGGTGCAGATGTATATGTTAAATCTGATAAAGGTCAATATGTAAAAACTAAAGACCAATCATCAGATGATAAAGAAAGTCCAAAGGGTGATGATAGTGAGAAGAAAGAAAAACCAAAGGTAAATATTTTTAATAAACCTAAAGATGATGATTCTCACGAGCCAGATGATTTAAGTGATTTTGACCCAGTACATGACACTAAAGATAATGTATATACTGATGGTGAGATAGAAACCATAGTGGATAAAGATGTAGATGAAATAAAAGATATGTTGTATGGTGATAATCCACTTGCAAAGTATATGAGTTACAAAGATGATAAAAGTATACAACAACATCTTGATGCATTAAAAGATGTAGGTAATATGTCACCTGGTAAAGAAGATTTTCATAAAGATGAATTGTTTTCAGTTATGTCAAGAGCTCAACAAAATATGGAAATGGGTAAAGTTAAACAAGGTGAAAAGTATTCAGATAAATCTGTAAAATCATATTCTGGTGGTGTAGATAAAAAAGTAAAAGACTTGGGTGATGAAATACGAAATATCTATCAATCAGGAATGTCACCACAAGACCAAGAAAGATATATAGATAAACTTCAAAAACAAATAGATTTTTTGAAGAAATCAAAAAAAGAAAATTATAATCCAAGTGATAAATTCTTAACAGAAAGTGTAGATTTATTAAAAAGAGATTTTGGTCAACCATTACCAACATTACAATCAGTAATGGAAAAACATCAAAAGAATGTTAAAGAAGGCCCCGATGATGTGAGAGTCACTAAAAAACAATTACAAATGTTAATTAAACAAGAGGCTGCATTCAGAAAAAGAATGTTAAACATTGAACAAGGTTTCCTAAGAGACCCAAGACCAGAAAATAAAAAATTAGCAAAAGATATTAAAAAGTCCTACAAAGATAATGTAACTAAATTTATGAGAGAAGTTGTAGGAATGTTGAAGAGGATGAAATAATGAGAAACTTAATTGTAGATTATATACCATTTGAATTATCACCACAACAAATCCAAGAGTCTTTAAAAGAGAACAATGGTAAGTTGGTGGTTAAAGGTGTATTACAAAGAGCAGATGCAAAGAATCAAAATGGAAGAATATATCCAAGAGAAGTATTGGTTCGTGAATCTAAAAAATATAGTGAGAACTTTATTAAACAAAGTAGAGCACTTGGAGAACTTGACCATCCTGATTCATCAGTAGTTAATTTATCTAATGTATCTCACAATATTACAGAGATGCACTTTGAAGGAGATAATCTATTAGGTACGGTTGAAATCTTAACAACACCAAGTGGAAATATTTTAAGAGAATTATTCAAGAATGGTATCAAGTTAGGTATCAGTTCTCGTGGTATGGGTTCAGTAGAACAAGTTAATGAAGATGATGGTCAAGGTGGTCAGGCACTTAAAGTTGGTGATGACTTTGAACTTATTGCATTTGACTTTGTTTCTAATCCATCTACACATGGTGCATTTATGTATCCAATGAATGAGAGTGTTGACCTTAACCAAGCTCAAGGTAGAACTTGTGGTGATTGGTGTAAGGCAGAAGACATAATCAATAAAATCATCAGAGGAGAGTAAGTTGCCATCTAAATCCAAAGCTCAACAAAGATTTATGGGTTTGGTTCACTCGTATAAAAAAGGTGAAGTACCTGCGAGTAAAGTAAGTAAGGCTGTCAAAGACGCAGCAAAATCAATGGATACAAAATCTGTTAAGAAATATGCATCCACAAAACACAAAGGGAAACCAGAAAAGGTGAATAAAGAATTTGTAATCAAAAAAATTAGAGAACTATTAGATACAGAAATGGAATCTTGTGGTTACACTATGTCTGCAAAAGACCCATCTTATAAATTGAAATCACCTGGTGGAACTGGTGACGAAGACAGAAGATTAAAAGAAGTTGTTACTGAGGGTGAAAAAGAAAAGATTGAAAAGTTATTAATCAAGTATGGTAATACACCTGAAGACGCAAAACAAATGATTAAAAAAACCTATGACTACATAAAGAAAGCTTATAGAAATGCAAATGCATCAAAGAAAGCAGAGATTATGTCAGGTTTAATGAAGTTTGAAACAACAGAAGATTTTGGTAATTTGGTTGAAAAATGTTGGAAAGGATACATGATTCATCCAAAAAGAAAAACAAAAAAATTATTTGGTAAAACATATCCTAATTGTGTAAAGAAAGAAAATGTAAATGAGATGATGGGTGTGTTAAATGAAATGGGTTATAGAGGATTTATTAAGTACATGAATGATTTCTATGGGCCTAAAGGAATTTATCCTGATAAAAAGAAAAGAACATTAGGACAAAAAGAAATCGGAATGGCATACTCAGTATTATTAAAGAAGAAACCAAACTTTGAAATCGGATTTGATTCTACAGATAGAGAGATGTTGAGAGATATTTTAATCAAGTTAAGAAAACTTGACCCAGATTATTCACAAAAGAAAGAATCAGTAAATGAAGATGTATACATTGGATATTATAAAAATAAAAAAGTAAAAGTCACTGCTAAATCATCTAAAGAAGCTCAAAAACAAATAGCGAAAAAATTAAAAGTTCCAAAAAAAGATTATGATATAGCTTCAATCCAAAATCTTACTAAAACTAAAAAAAATAAACACAAGTTTGAAGCAATGGATAAAAGACAAGGTGCCGAAGCCCTAAAACAAATCGGTGGTAATAGATTTATTGCAATGACAGGAGCAAAACACTTTGGTGTAGGGCCTAATGGAATGAGTTTTAAGATTGGTAGAAACTCTAAAAGAGTAAACCATGTTACAATAGATTATGATAGAGGTAGAGATTTATATAATATGAAATTTGATTGGGTAACTATCAAAGGTATTAAAAACAAGAAAACACTAAAAGGTATTTATGC